CAAGACATGCCCATAGTTCCGATTCTATTATTGTCAATTGGAGGCGAGTACATGAGTTACTGAAGATATTTGCAAAAAGTGATACCATTCTCTTTTCGCAGATAGACTTAAAGCTGGTTGAATCGTTCCGTCAATTCATAATGAACGCACCGCAAGGTGGTACTAAACGAGGTACAATTTCTCAAAATACAGCATCAACATACTTCTCAATTTTCAAGGCAGGATTGAAACAAGCCTTTATAGATGGCTATCTGACTATTGATATTGCAGCGAAAGTCAAAGGCATTCAGGAAAGGGAGAGTCGCAGAGAATACCTGACAATAGAAGAGTTGAACCGACTGGCACAAACTCCGTGTGACCCATTATTGAAACGAGCCGCACTCTTTTCAGCATTAACAGGAATCCGACATTGCGACATTCAGAAATTGAAATGGTCGGAGGTGGAACAATTCAATGGTGGTTATCGGCTGAACTTTACGCAACAAAAGACAAAAGGTGTTGAGTATATGCCAATTTCAGAGCAAGCATATAATCTTTGCGGAGAGCAAAAAGAAGGAGAATTATTAGTGTTTGCCGGATTACCTGACCCATCATGGATAAATCGCCCTGTTAAAAAATGGGTTGAAGCTGCCGGAATTACCAAGCACATTACCTTCCATTGCTTTAGGCACAGCTACGCTACCCTTCAACTGGCTGGAGGAACGGACATTTATACCGTTAGCAAAATGTTGGGGCATACCAATGTACGAACCACTCAAGTGTATGCCAAGGTTGTAGATGAGAAAAAGGAGAAAGCAACAGAAACTATCAAATTAGCTTTATCACAAACGGAATAAAAGTGTTGTCCCACTTGATAGGCATAGCCATCTGCGTAGATTCTGCGTGGGTGGCTTTTTGTTTTTACCTATGAGCTGTTATTATGACCACCTAATGATTTCCTTATGATTGGGTACATTACCATAAAAAACTACTACTGACGTTTTTCATCATTTGCATTGATAATCAATACATATTCCTTATGGTATTTCTGTTTCGCTGCTGTTTCTTTATGTGACACAGTCCATCATAAAATCAGTATGCTAAATCACGATTACTTTGCCGAAAAATCAAACATAAATCAGATAGCAGTATGAGTGAAAAGAACATTACTTTTGAAGATTTACCCAAGGCAATGTCGTGGATGATGGATAAATTGAATGAACTGGATTCTAAGATTGACGGTCTCAACACTCAAAGTCCGAGTATTCCAACCGAGCAATGGATGAACTTAAAGGAGTTGTGCGATTATATTCCCAGTCATCCGGCAGAGCAAACAGTATATGGATGGACAAGCTGCCACCAAATCCCATTTCATAAAAGAGGTAAACGTATCATGTTTCTAAAATCGGAGATTGATGCGTGGCTTCGAGATGGCAAGGTAAAGTCCGAAAAAGACTTGGAGGACGAAGCTGCCCGATTCATAAAGTCTAAAAGAAACAACCGATTCTAATGGATTCACTCGATTTATGCAATGCAATCAGAATGGAATTTGGAGGGATACTTGAAGACAAGATTCCTTTGAATGCTTTTCCTGCTAAAATTCAGGATATGGTATTGGCATTGGCACGACAAGAGAATTATTCCATTGAATATATGATGGCTTCTCTTTTGGCGGCAATTTCAACAGCCATCGGTAATGCTGTCAATATCCGTATTCGTGGTGGCTGGATAAGTAATCCTGCCCTCTATATGATATTGGTTGGCCGCCCCGGAATGGGCAAAACTCCCCCGTTAGACTTTGCTTTTCGCCCAATTCGCAAGCATGATGCCAAAGCTGTCAAACAATTCAAGTCTGATATGGAGCAATATAATAATATGGTAGAGGACAACAAAGGGAAGAAGGAAAATTGCACTCCATTGCCAGAAAAACCGATTTTGCGAAGAACCATAATATCCGACTTTACCCCAGAAGCTTTAATGCGTGCGCTTGATGACAACCAGCGTGGTATTGTGGTATATGTGGATGAAATTATGGGAATGTTCAATGCTGTGAATCAATACAGCAAAGGGCAACTTATTGAACAGTTATTGACTGCATTCAGCGGAAAACCTTTAGACATTTCCAGATGCAGTATGCCCATACCTATTCACATAGAGCATCCTTTTATAAATATGGTAGGTACGATGCAGACCACCCGAATGCACGAACTTACAGATAAAGGCTATAAGGACAATGGGTTGATTGATAGAATAATTTTTGTTTATCCGTCTTCACAGGAAATATCAGATTGGCAAGATGAAGAAAACGCTTTTACCACTTTTGACAAATACTCGTCTATGTGGGAAAATATCATCAACAAAGTGATGAGTTTGCCTTTTATAGTAAATGAGGATGGCGAAATAGTTCCTGACATTTTGGACTTTTCTTCGGAAGCAAAAGCCTATTTTACCAATTGGCGCAATGATGCTATTCATGCAGTCAATCAAATCCAAGATGACGGCTTGGTGGATAGCAGAATAATGAAAGCTCCGATGATTACAGCACGATTGGCTTTGGTTATGCAAATCTTCCGCTGGGCTTGTGGTGAGGTTCATAAAGATTTTGTGGACATCGATTCAATCAAATCAGCTATTGCATTAAGCGATTACTTTGAAAGTTGTTATGCCGACATTCAGAAATATATGTTGGTAGAGGGCATTGAACCACAAAAGAAAGAATTGCTTGATTGTCTTTCTGCAACATTCACAACTGCCGATGCCATTCAAGCAGGAAAAGAAGTGGGGCTTTCCGAACGCTCTGTAATGTATTCTTTGGTCAGCCTTACCACGAATAAGATAATCAAGAAAATTAAGAGAGGGGAATATGAGAAACTGCAATAACCTATCCCCATTGCATCTTGCAGTTGTTGCAGTTTGCACTTTCGTATCATCCGTTTTCCTGCAAAACTGCAAGAACTGCAAACTGCACGGACTGCAATTATAAAAAATATCAAGCATGAATGAATACCGATTTACCCTTCAAAAATATAAGCGAGGCTCTAAACTTTCATGTCCTCAGTGTGGAAAGAAACAATGTTTTATACGTTACGTTGATACTCAAGGGGAAGTTTCGTTTCCTGACTATGTAGGCAGATGCGACCATGAGCAGTCGTGCAAATACCATTATACGCCCTCTGATTATTTCAAGGATAATCCAACGCTGATAGAAAAAGGTTCCAATTATGGCATTGAACATGCTAAGCCACAGCCACATTCATTGCCACCTACTTCCTTTATTGATAAAGAACTAATGGAGCGAACACTTACCAATTACACAATGAATCCTTTGTACATTTATCTGGTAGGTATATTGGGCAAGGATGAAACAAAGCGAATATTCCATTTATATCGTGTTGGCACATCAAAAAAATGGGGCGGCTCTACTGTCTACTGGCAGATTGATAGGCAAGGCTACGTGCGAACCGGAAAGATAATGTTGTATGATTCAACAACAGGACATCGGACAAAAGAGCCGAGAAGTTATGTAAGTTGGGTACATACCGAGTTGAACCTTGTCGACTACAATCTAAAGCAATGTTTGTTTGGTGAGCATCTGTTGTCTGATAATCCTGCCAAACCGATTGCTATAGTAGAGAGTGAGAAGTCTGCTTTGATAGCCACTCATTATATGCCGGAATTTATATGGCTGGCTACTGGTGGAATGCACGGCTGCTTCAAAGCAGATGCGGTTGGTGTATTAAAAGGTCGGACGGTAATGTTGTGTCCGGACTTAGGAGCAAAAGAGATTTGGCAATCCAAGATGGCTATGCTCTTCTCCGTTTGCTCAAAGGTTATAATGAGTGACACATTAGAACAATGCGCTACTGATGAACAACGAAAGAAAGGATTGGACATTGCCGATTTCCTCTTGATGACCGATACACCACAAATGATTCTTTTAAAGATGATACAGCGCAATCCGGCTTTGCAGACGCTCATTGATGAATTGGGGTTAGAACTTATTGAATAACGAAGGAACTTGTTCCGGTCACTTATAGAAAGTCCATAACACAATAAGGACTTTTTGCCTGATAGCAATAAAATCCGGCTACTGCCACACTATGTGAATAGGCACAGGAGCAAGCTCCAATTATTAGAAATACGTATAAAAACGAGATTATGAATACTGATATAAAACAAGCAATGCACGTTGAAGCTGCCAAATCATTTGGCACATCAGAAGCCAACGAGAACGAAAGGCGTTGGAACGAAGATAAGGTCGATTGTAAAAATCAAGACCCTACCAACAATTATGACAAGACCAGAATGAGGCTGAATTTTGAGATTGGTCCCGATGGCAAAATACATCCGTTGGGGTATCAAGAGAAGTCTCTTGAACTCCGTTTGCAGGAACGATTGTTGGAATTAGGTTGGAAGCCATTCAAACCGGACAGTAAGATTCAACCGAACTGTTGCGCCAAATTTGTCTTTGGCGGCAATCATGAACGTACACTTGAGATGGCTTTTGGCAATCAGACCGTCAATTTAGAGAAAGGATCAGACAACAGCCATCTGCACCGCTGCGAGGAAATAGAACTTTGGGCGAAGGATGTTTATGATTGGTGTTCCCGAAGATATGGTCAGGAAAACATTGTCGGCTTTCAGGTTCACCTTGACGAGAGCAGCCCGCATATTCATGCTTTAGTTGTGCCAGTCGGTATCCGGCCTAAAAGCGGTCGTGAGTGTGTCATGTGGTCTGCAAAGTTCGGAAAGAACAGGTTTGAATATGGGCAGATATTGAAAGAAATGCACACATCGCTGTATGAGGAGGTCGGAAGTAAATACGGACTTGAACGAGGAGACAGCATATATGGGCGCAATGTGCAGCATTTGAACAAACGCGATTATATTCGTAAGCTATCAAAAGAGGCAAAACAGGCGGAGAAAGCGGTTAAGGGATTACAGACTATGATACACAGACTGGAATCGCAAATATTCAAGTCTAAATCTCAACTTGAACAGATTGACAAGGAACTGGCTTCCGGTAAAATAGCTCTTGAAGAATACAAATTTCAAAAGGCGGATATACAGAAACAGATTTCAGAATACCAATCCAAACTTGAAGACAAGGCTGACAAACTCCATACAAAAGAGCAGGAATTGAACAAACTGACCCAAGACCTTGAAAAAGCTGGCTCTGTAATACAGCCTTTCAGAAACTACAAAATTGATTTTGATCCACCTTGTATTTCGGGGAAATATCCTCTGTTTATTACGGACAAATGGATTGAGAAACAGAATCAGGAAATAGCCAAGCGTTTCAATTCGATCGTCCGCCAAATAGAGGCTCTCTATAGAAATGAAGCGGAGAGACAAGTGAAGACTGCACAGCAAAATGTATTGGCAGAGTATGGGGAATTTTATCGGTTAAAAAGGGATGTCGAACAACTTTCAAAGAACAACGATGAGTTAAAATCAATATTGGACACCATACTTGACCAACTGTCGAATCCATCACTCCGGTCAAAGATATTCGCCATAGCGGATGCTTTAGCAGGTGGAACTCCTATCAGTGTATCTTCTGGAGGAGGTGACTCTTCATCTGATATCCGATGGGATGGTCGTCAACCCGATGAAGAGGAAGAAGCCTATCGAAGAAGGTGTCTGATGTTTGCGATAGGAATGGTTAAGATTCAGAATAAAAAGAAAAGTTATAGGAGAAGATAAACGTCCTATTTGATGTGCTGTAATTAAAAACTAAAGTTGCAACACATTAAATGTTTTTAACTCATTATGTACAATACATACGCCCCATTATGAGAACGTACCGTTTGAGGTACCAAGTTCGTGGGTGTGGACAACTTTGGGAGAAATTAGTAATTATGGCGAATGTAATAATGTTTCCGTTGATAGCATAACCGATGACGACTGGGTTTTAGAACTTGAAGATTTAGAAAAGGATACAGCAAAAATCATTCAAACACTTTCTAGATCAAAAAGAAGTATTAAAGGAGTACGGCACAGATTCAACAAAGGAGATATCCTATACTCTAAATTACGCACATATCTGAATAAGGTCTTGGTCGCACCACAATCAGGATATTGTACAACTGAAATAATGCCATTCAATTCATACTGTAATGTTTCTTCATATTATCTTAATCATGTACTGCGTTCGGCATATTTTCTTGACTATACGCAACAATGTGGATATGGTGTTAAGATGCCACGCTTGAGTACAACAGATGCTTGTAATGGCATGATTCCATTGCCACCTCTTGCTGAGCAAAAGCGTATTGTGAAAGAAATTGAACACTGGTTCTCTTTGATTGACGTTATAGAAAGTGGAAAGGAAGATTTGCAGGCAACCATCAAGCAAGCCAAGAGTAAGATTCTTGACCTTGCCATTCACGGCAAACTCGTACCACAAGACCCAAACGATGAACCTGCCTCAGAACTGCTCAAACGCATCAACTCGAAGGCAGAAATCACTTGTGATAACGGGCATTATCCGAACATACCTTTTGATATTCCTCGGAATTGGATATGGGTAGAACTCGGAAAGATTGGTAGATGGCAATCTGGAAGCACACCAAATAGATTGAATAAAGCTTATTATGGTGGCAATATACCATGGCTTAAAACAGGTGATTTAAATGATGGATACATCACACATATACCAGAATATATTACCGAAAAAGCTCTGAATGAAACATCTGTAAAATTGAATCCTATAGGCAGTGTACTAATAGCTATGTATGGTGCAACAATAGGGAAAATTGGTATATTGACATTTGCTGCCACAACAAATCAGGCTTGTTGTGCCTGTGATGTATTCGAAGGAATCGAGAAAGAATATCTTTTCTATTTTTTACTTTCTCACAAGGAAGAATTTATAAAATTAGGAGGAGGTGGAGCACAGCCTAACATATCAAAAGAAAAAATTGTTAGTACATACATTCCTTTGCCACCAAATGCAGAGCAAATACGAATAATCAAGACTATTCATCAACTCTTTGACCAATTAGATATAATCACGGAGAGTCTATAAACTTCCCGTGATTATATCCAGTTGCTGAAACGCACGGTTTATCGCATTCACTATTCTTTGTTGTTCCTTATAAGGAGGTATAGGTACTTCGATTGCCTTGAATAGTTTTTTATTCAAGTGAGGAATAGCAGAACCTACCTTGTTTTCTCGTAAAGTCTTACGATGTAAGTTGATAACTTGTAAAACATAATCCGTATTCATATTGTCGTTGATAGACAACAGTTTGAATGTGCTACCTTGATAACCCTCGATGGGAGTACGGAACACTTCACCAGAGTTTTCGCCATCTACCAATATCAATAGAGTATTAGCAGGAGTGTATCTTCCTGCTGTTAAAGTTTTTGTTTCTCGTTCACCACGTAGGTACTTGACATCAAGATTTACTCTTTCAATCTCACTTTGCCTTTCTCCATCAGTCAAGCTGCATAAAGTTTGCATAGGAGTAACTACCCATCCATTTGGCAAGTTCGGATAATGCCCGATATAAACCAACCATTTTATTATGATGGGTTGGCTTCAAACCACCCCATATCATAACAGCTATACCTTATATTATTACCATACTCATTATTAATCAATGTAATATGGTAACAAAATTCAAAAATCATCTTGCCAAAACTAATTTGGCAAAGAACACCGTGACATCGTATGTGTGGACGGTAAACTATTTCCTTACTCACTATAAGGAAGTGAACAAGAAGAATCTGTTGGCTTATAAAGGCTACTTGGTGGAGAACTTCAGACCACAAACGGTAAACTTGCGACTGCAAGGCATCAACAAGTATTTGGAGTTTACAAAGCAGGACAAACTGAAAGTAAAGTTTGTCAAGGTTCAGCAGAAGAACTTTCTGGAAAACGTAATCAGCGATGCCGATTACAAATTTTTGAAAGCACAGCTAAAAGCGGATGGCTATGATGAATGGTATTTTGTGGTTTGGTTTATGGCTGCTACTGGGGCACGTGTAAGCGAACTTCTCCAAATCAAAGCGGAACATGTGCAAGTAGGGTATCTTGACCTTTATAGCAAAGGCGGTAAGATACGCCGCCTGTATATCCCCAAGACATTACGCACGGAAGCCTCCAAATGGCTCAAAGAGAAAGGTGTAAGTTCCGGTTATATCTTCCTAAACAGATTTGGCGAGCGGATTACTACTCGTGGCATTGCATCCCAACTCAAACATTTTGCCGAAAAATACGGAATGAACCGAGAGGTTGTTTACCCTCATTCTTTTCGTCATCGTTTTGCCAAGAATTTTCTTGACCGTTTCAATGACATAGCTCTGTTAGCTGACCTCATGGGGCATGAGAGTATAGAAACCACTCGTATTTATCTCCGCCGAACAGCCAGCGAACAGCAAAAAATCGTGGATAAGATTGTAAACTGGTAAATACGTTATAATCCTTAGAAGTGCATTTGACTACACTTCTAAGGACTTTTTAATATGGTCAAGAAGGGAGAATAGTTTCTCTATCTTTTGGACGATACGTTGCTGCTCGGGGAATGGAGGCAAAGGAAATAACCATTCATCTATATGACTTTTGTTTATGGATGGAGAATTATCGCCTTTCATAAATTGATTTAGTCCTGTTACAACATAATCAGAGATCATAAGGTAATAACAATACTCGGAATTAAGGTCATCAATGGGACTACATACATAAAAACCAGTTGACGCAATGCAGCCATCCACACTAACTTTAGCAATATTACGCAAATAAGGACGTACCATTGAAAATACAACATCTCCCTTTTGTGTATAACGGCTTGCTCGACTCGGTGCGTTAGCTGTTTTTATACTTTTAATTTTATTAATTATCTGCCGTTTGTTATCAATTGAATCAATATCAATATACAAAAATTCATCATTATGAGGTTTGGTAGATTTCATCGGCAAAAAGATTTGTCTTCCTTTTGCCCAGCACCAACTTTGAGGCAACTTCCACTTATGCCCGTTATCACAAGTGACTTCTGCCTTTGGATTGATGCGTTTGAGCAATTCAGAGGCAGGTTCGTCATTCGGGTCTTGCGGTACAAGTTTGCCATGAATGGCAAGGTCAAGAATCTTACTCTTGGCTTGCTTAATGGTGGTTTGCAAGTCATCTTTACCTCTTTCTATGATGTCAATCAAAGAGAACCAATGCTCAATTTCTTTCAAGATTCTTTGCTGTTCACTAATTGGTGGTAAAGGAATGTGGAAACCCTTCAATACATCAAATGGAGGAATGTTTTTAATAGCAGTACCCTTACTTTCCTTATATGCTTCTTCCTTAAGAATAAAGTCAAAGTAAAGAAGGTAAAACTGTTCTATCTCTCGGCTATAAAGTCTGATAAGCATTAAGGCTTGATTGATTATTCCTTCTTGACTATTCTGAGGCAATACATACGTTTCTCCAATAGTACCTGCACAACTTACGATAATATCATATGGTTGTATAGCAAATCCAATTAGTGAATCATATTTTTCTTTCGTTATAAAATATGAGCCAAGGGTATTATCCTTTTGTATGGCATTCTTTTGTTCATATACTTTGTATGTATCATTACTTTTGGGAACAAACATAGCTTTAGTTAGACTACTTCCGAATGGGCCTTTTTTGTAAAAAGCCAAATCTCCCAATGTACACCATACCCACGAACCTGGCACCTCAAATGGCACCTGCTCATAATGGGGCGTATCAGAAGCCTTTGTAGACTTTTTGCTCTTTTTAATTTTACCCTCTTTTATCAGTCGCTCCTTTTCTGCCTTGATACGTTCAAGGAGAACAGATGCAGGCTCATCATTCGGGTCTTGAGGGACGAGTTTACCATGAATGGCAAGGTCGAGTATCTTTTGACGTAATTTCTTAGTATCCATACCAGTTAATCTATTTGTCCAATTTTTGGTTGGACAGTTTGTGCAGTTCTTGGCTGCACAATTAGTTTTTGTTTATTTGTTTCTCTTCTTCACTCTCTTCAAACTCTTCAATCCACTCCTTTACCTTGGCCTGCAATAGAGCTTTGTTAGGGAGATAGAGCTGATATGCCGAGGCGTATATATTGGCATCTTTGGGTAAGGTAAGTTCCACAAGTGCATCGTTTTTCTCCTTACACAGCAGGATGCCAATTGTCGGCTTTTCAAAATCTTGTTTGACGTGGCGATCGTAATAATTGACATACATCTGCATCTGTCCTAAGTCTTGATGGGTAAGTCTCTCTATCTTCAAGTCTATAAGCACATAACATTGTAGCAAGCGATTGTAGAACACTAAGTCAACATAGAAATGTTGTTCATCAAATGTAAATCTCTTTTGACGAGCCTCAAAAAGAAATCCCTTGCCAAGTTCCAATAGGAATTGCTGCATCTTGCTGATAATGGCATTCTCTAGTTTAGTTTCCGAGTATACAGCATCAGGCTTTAGACCAAGAAACTCTAATGTAATGGGGTTCTTGATAATGTCAGATGGCTTTTCAAGGGTTTGTCCCTCCTGTGCCAACCGCATCACCTCGTCTTTGTTACGTGAGAGCGCAAGACGTTCGTAAAGCGAAGATGCCACTTGCCGGCTGAGTTGTCGCACACTCCAATCTTGTTGTCGGCACTCAATTTCATAGAATCTTCGAGCCATTGGGTCTGTTATACGCATCAATATTAGATAGTGTGACCACGAAAGAGTAAATGATTCTTCTGAAAAGGCTAAACAGTGTTTGTCCTTTTTATCCTGCACTAAATCTTGATCGTATTTCCTTTCCTCATTTTGCAACCTAAGTTTGCTGTTTTCAATTGGCTCGACAGTGTTTAGCCTTTTCGCATAAACTAAATAGAACTGTTTGATGTTTTTTAAAGTTGAATATCCCCAACCGTCTCCTAATCTGTCAGTCAGACGTTTAGAGAGTTCTTTCAGTACAGTCTTTCCGTATTCAGCTCTAATCTCTCCCTTTTGTTCATATTCTACTATATATTGGCCAATATGGAATTTTGTATAGACTTCAGCGATATTGACTGTTGTCGCCACACGTTTCCTTGCCTGAGTGATAAGGTCAACAACTTTTTGAAACAAGTTGTTTATTTCTTGATTGTTTGTGATGATGTCTTTGCCCATAAAATTTAGTCCTCCTCTATATTTGCCAATAACTTTTGCAGCTCTGCCACGGCATTGCTGATAGTATCGCTTTTCTCCTTTATCTCATCCATTAGTTCCGATAATGAGCGGTCGTCCACTTCGCCACCTTGACGAATCCAAGTGATGTCGAGACTGGTTTTGTCGCGAGCCAATAGTTCGTCCACAGCATATTTGCGCCAACGCCCTTGTGGATTATTCTCGGCATCGTATGTTTCTTTTCGTTCGGCTAAGTTACCGGAATTGTAGCAGGAAACGAAATCATCCAAGTGATGTCGTTCCAATTTATTGGTTGCCAAAGTGTGCTTCACATCGGTACGATAGTCATAGAACCAAACCTCTTTAGTGGGTTGCCCCTTTGTAAAGAACAATACGTTGGCTTTCACTCCCTGAGCATAGAAAATACCGGTGGGTAGGCGCAGGATGGTGTGAAGATTGAAATCCTGTAACAAGCGTTTGCGGATAGTTTCACCTGCTCCGGCTTCAAAAAGAACATTATCGGGTAATACCACCGCAGCACGTCCTCCTGTTTTGAGCATCAGCATCATGTGCTGGAGGAAATTCAACTGGTTATTCTTTGTCTCGACATAGAAATCGGGACGGTTAATATCTACCGAACCTGCCGGACGAGTGCCGAAAGGAGGGTTGGCAAGAATCACATCAACAAGCGTGGAAGGCTCTTTCTCCAAAGAATCCTCGCATACAATCGGGCTTCGGTCTGTACCGACACCATGCAGATAGAGGTTCATGGAAGCAAGCGTTACAACTAATGGTGTATTGTCTACTCCATGCAAAGCTTTGTTACGCAGAAAGTCACGCTTTTCCTTGTTGGCGGATTGATCTTTCATATAGTCGTATGCCGTCAGCAGGAAACCTCCAGTACCACAAGCCGGATCACAAACCGTTTCGCCCATTTGTGGAGCGATGCAATCTACCATTGCCTTAATCAATGGACGAGGCGTAAAGTATTGCCCGGCTCCGCTCTTCTTATCCTGACCATTCTTCTCCAAAATGCTTTCATAGATAGCACCCTTTACATCTCCATCCATGATGAGCCACTGCTCTTCATCAATCATCGAGATAACCTTTTTGAGATAAACGGGCTTGTCAATCTTGTTTTGGGCTTTGGTATAAATTGTGCCAATTAGGTTTTCTTGTTCGCTGAGCTGCTTTAGCGTATCTTCATACTGCTTGACCAGATCCAATCCGTCAAGAGAGATTAAGTCCATCCACTGATAACCGGTGGGTATAGCTGATTCCTCTCCAAACATTTCTACATTCTCGGCATCCATCTTCAAAAACAGAAGATAGGTCAGTTGGGTGATATAGTCGGTGAAGCCGATGCCTTGTCCGGCAAGGGTTGTTGCCAAATTCCAAACCTTTTTTGTGAGCGACTGCTCTGTTGCGTTATTTGTTGCCATTATATTATGCTGATTTTCTTAAAACTACAAATGTGTAAAGTGAGTGCAAAGCCTCGTCTGCCTTCTGCATATTACCAAAGGCTCGTATCATTTGAGCCGCTTGGGTTGCATCGTCCTCTCGGATGTCTCTAATAGTGCAAGCTCCATTGGATGCAATATAATCTACAATGCGGCTGATTACTTCTCGCTGTTTGTCTGTTATGTTACGTTGCGTTTGTCCCAGCCACAAGTTGAAGTATTGCTTGGAGGTGGTAACCACGCTATCCAATTTTTCAATCTGATGGTAAGCGAAACGAACCAACTGTATGATATTGGTCAGGGCATCACTTTCTTCCTTTGTTGTGGAACGTCTTACAACCGCTGGATTGACTATGGCATAGGAGTTCCAAAGTTGTTTGGACGTAAAATGGTTATTCGCCATTTTGAGTTTATTCTCCAAGTCCTTCAACATTGAATAAGTGATTGGCTCTCCTTCATTATTATATATAATGCGTAAAGCTTCTATCTCGTCACTATGTTCTTTGCAGAACTCCTCGAATGCCTCCGTCGTACTTTTTGCTTCTTCTACGGAGAAACCTTTTGAGATAAGCGTGTCCTCGCCCGGCATCAATGTATTGACAAATCCGGCAGCAAGGATAAGCAAATATCTTCTGGCATCCGCATGATTTGCAAGTGGAGAAACCAATCCTTTGCGTTCGCTATTGGGTTCATTTGCATTTATAAAAGGAGGAAGTGTGTCGTTTTCAAGCGCAGTGTAGATTCTTGCCGACAATTCCTTCATATCACCGTGAGCCAAGTTCTCAAACTCTTTTCGTTGAGAATTATCAGCTCTGTTATAGATTCGGGCAAGTGTTGCTGCAAGCCGTTTCAGATATTCATCGGGGATATAACCATGACTAATCCGTTCCAATAATTCTTTGAGGGTAATGGTCTTTGTCGTAGGCTCATCAGTTGCTGTAGGGACAGTCTTTTCGTGTTCTGTAACACCCACAGCATCCACCAAGTAAAAGCAATCCTTGCTAAAGGCATTTGGAGTAACATTGCGTAGCTGCTCATCTCCGATGGTACGCACGCCACGACCTTTCATCTGAACATAAAGAGATTGGGACTCTACATCACGCATAAACATCACCACCTCCAGCGGTTTTACGTCCGTACCTGTTGCAACCAATGTGCAAGTCACGGCAATACGGAAATCCTTATCGTTTCGGAATTGTCGTATCAGTTCATTGCTATCTCCTGCCGAATAAGTGATTTTCTGAACGAAACGGTCATCAGTACGTCCAAACACTTCTTTCGCTATCTGCACTATGTTGGTGGCATGGGCTTCGTTGAGAGCAAATATCAAAGTCTTGGGCAGATAGTCCATATTTGGTTCACGCTGTGGGTCGTTGAACATCTCGGTATAGACCGCATCACGATAAGTGGAGAGTATTAGTTTGATTTGTGCCGGGTTGATAATGCTTCGGTTCAGTTCTTTATTGGTGTAGGTCTTTGTCTCTTTGTTGCTGATTGTTTTTATCTCTCCTGTATAGCGAGTCTCCTCTTTTACTTTTTCTCCTTCCAATATAGCTCCACCGTTTTCGGTAGCTTCTGTCTTGATGCGATATACACGGCAATCCACATTTACACCGTCCACAATACTCTTTTCCAAAGTATAGTTGACGATACGATTGTTATTGAAGAATGCTATTGTTTCTGGAATAGGGGTTGCCGTCAGTCCCACTAGTTTTGCCGTGTCAAAGTATTCGAGTACCTTGCGCCAGTTTCCATAGATAGAGCGGTGGCACTCATCTATGATAATCATGTCAAAGTAATCGTGGGGCAAATTCGGATTATCAGGCAAGGCGACTTCTTCCGTTAGTTCGTTGTCGTCATCATCATCCGTATCTTCTATGGCTTCTCCTTTCAAGAAAGAGAAAAGGCGTTGTATGGTTGATATAACTACATTGCTATCAGCAGGAATGGAAGCAGAACGAAGACGGTTGACAGTGAATATTGTGTTGAAAGCATCACCGTTTTCAGTCAATCGGAATGTGCCAAACTCTCCTTCAGCTTGTTTTCCAAGATTGTTCCTATCCACAAGGAACAAGATTCTGCGCATAGGAGTGTATGACAACATACGATATGCAGCAAGGCAAGCCGTATATGTTTTACCTGCACCTGTGGCAAGAACCATCAATGCACGATTTTGACCTGTGCGAAAACTTTTCTCCAGTTCTGTAACGGCTTCATATTGGCAATTACGCAACCCTTTTTTGCGCAGAGTAGGTAGTCCGGCAAAATAATCATTTATTCCCAACTTCTTAACCAGTTCGTGCGGTGTGGGTATAGTCATTATTTGGATGAAACAAGCATCCTTTTCGCGAAAATCACAGAAATATAATTCCTTGCCGTTGGAGGTAAAGATAAAGGGTAATGGCTTCTGATACGTTTGGTAGATATTGGGTACACTTTTAGCATATAGTGCAGCTTGCTCACACACTTTTGCCGAGAAAGCGTCCGTTTCTTCACGCTTGGCTTCAAGCACACCAACAGCCTTTCCATTTATAAAAAGGAAATAATCGGCTTCAAGATTACCTTTTAGCAATCCTTCCCTTATGGCTACAGCCGTACAAGTCGGTTCATATTCTTCTCGGTTTATAACTTTCCAACCGGCTTCGGTCAGCCATTGGTCAATTTTAATTCGAGCTTTTTCTTCCGGTGTCATATATTCCTATATTTTTATATTATCAGAAGTTGTAGTGTAAAAATAATTGATAACGACAAACGCTATTGACGTTCGTTTTTGTCCGTTATCAATTCTTTTAAATCCACTTGAAGTATTTCCGCAATCTGCTGTAACGTATCCAAATTGGGCTGGATTCTATTACAAGCATAGGCATTAACCATGCTAAAACTTTTGTCAAGTTGTTTGGCTAGCCATGTCTGCGAGATACCTTTGTCTGTCAAGACTGCCTTTATTCTATTTAGCTTCATTCTTAGATGTAATTTTATTCTGCAAATATAGTGAATTATATTCAATAGTCTGGGTCCTTTTTCGTATTTTTGTAAGTGTCAAAAGAATCTCTAAGCGTATGATGGATAACTTTAAGGAGAAATACGACACACTTGTCAGAAAATACGACAGCCTTCTTGCGGAAAACGAAGAATTGAAATCAATCCTTCGGCAATACGGCATTGCCTATTCTACTACAAACAGAATGGATGAGGAATCAGTATTCTCTTCTATCTCATTTCCTCCTGTATATTTCTCTCTTGATGAGAAAATAGAATTATTCCATAGCTTTTTCAAAGGAAGGGATGATGTATTTGCACGACGATGGTTCAGCAAAACCACAGAAAAAGGTGGCTATCAACCAGTCTGTATCAACGAATGGCGTAGAGGAATATGCGACAAGAAAAAACATAAATGTACGGAATGTCCCAACCGTAATTTTGCGTCATTGACAAACCAAGACATATATCGTCATTTGGAAGGTAAAGACGAAAACGGATGTGATGTTATCGGCCTGTATGTCATCACTCCGGATAATAAATGCTCTTTTCTGTGCGCTGATTTTGATGACAAAAACTGCACTCACGGATATAAGGATGATGTGTTGGCATTCGTTTCTGTTTGTCGAGATTGGAATGTCCCATGTAGCATTGAGCGTTCAAGGTCTGGAAATGGAGCACATGTATGGGTCTTCTTCACTGATGCGATTCCAGCTATTAAAGTGAGACGGTTTGGTAATATCATTCTTACGGAAGCTATGAAGCGGAATGGAAGAATTTCTTTTGATTCATACGACCGTTTCTTTCCAAACCAAGATAGAATACCGGAAGGAGGATTTGGAAATCTAATAGCACTACCATTACAAGGTGGAGCAAGAAAAGTGGGAAACAGCGTTTTTGTTGATGATAAATTTCTTCCATTCAAAGACCAATGGGCATATTTGTACAATGTCAAGAGAATTGACGAATGTGTCGTGGATAGATTGTTGGTTGAACATCAACAAGAGGATTTTGGAGCATTAGCCACATCTTCGGAAGCAAAGCCTTGGGAAATACCTATTGTACAAGAAGTCGCACGGACAGACTTTGATAGTAAACTTAAAATCAACAAATCCGACAATATTTATATCCCATTAAGTTCAATTTCCAGCAAGGTGATTAATCAGTTGAAGCGATTTGCCGCCTTCAAGAATCCTGATTTTTACAGTAAGCAGGCAATGCGTATTTCAACATATAACATTCCACGCATTATCTGTCGCGCTGATTTCAATGATGAGTTTCTTGTTATGCCTCGGGGGTGCGAAGAGGCTATAATAGCCATGTTGTCTTCTCTAAGTATTGATTATGAAATAATTGATAAAACCAACCATGGCAAATCTATTGCGATAGCCTTTAAGGGTAAAGAACGTGATGAGCAGTTAGAAGCCATTAATTCACTTATGCCCCATACAAATGGAGTATTGTCGGCAACAACCGCTTTTGGAAAGACTGTTACAGCGGCAGCATTGATTGCCCAAAGAAAGATAAATACACTTATCTTGGTACATTCTAAAGCATTGCTTATGCAATGGCACGAACGCCTTTCTGAATTTCTTGATATTGATTTCATAGAGGATAACGTACCTAAGAAACGTGGTAGAAAGAAAGTCTTTTCTCCAGTCGGAAGTCTTGATTCAACTTCAAATACATTGCATGGAGTTGTTGATGTGGCTCTTATGCAATCTTGCTTTGAAGATGGTGAAGTCAAGTCTTTTGTACAAGATTACGGAATGGTTATTGTTGATGAATGTCATCATGTATCTTCAATAACTTTTGAAAATGTTCTAAAACACGTTACGGCTCATTATGTTTATGGGCTTACTGCCACTCCAATTCGCAAAGACGGACTACAGCCAATTATTTTTATGCAATGTGGCCCGATTCGATTTTCAGTTGATGCTAAGGCACAGATACAAAAACAATCGTTTCAACGTTATCTTGTGCCGAGGTTTACTTCGTATCGACCCGTTACAGACGACAAACATACATTTACGGCACTCTCACAATCACTTGCGGAATCTGAGATGCGAAATAATCTCATCATAGAAGATGTTCTTAACGCAGTAGCCTCAGGTCGTACACCAATTATACTGACAAGTAGAACTTCTCATGTCGAGTTGATTACGAAAATGCTTGAACCACAAGTAGCTAATGTTATAAAACTTACAGGAGAGGGTACGAGCAAACATAAACGTGAAATTATACAAAAACTACAGGATATTCCACGGGACGCTCCTCTTGTAATAGTCGCTACAGGAAAATATGTAGGAGAGGGCTTTGATTATCCAAGGCTTGATACACTATTTCTTGCTCTTCCTATTTCGTGGAAAGGATTGGTTGCCCAATATGCAGGTCGATTGCATAGAGAGAATGAAGGTAAAACAGATGTTCGCATTTATGATTATATTGACATACACGAACCTGTGTGCGAAAGTATGTATCGTAAACGGCTAAAGGGATATTCAGCCATTGGTTATCGTGTTCTTACGAAAGAAGTATCGACTTTATTTGATGCGACTGAGGACTTGCATTTATCATCGTGTGAAGGGCAAATCTTCAATGGGAATACGTTCCGTTATCCCATTGTTCAAGAATTGAAAAGCTCAAATCAATCTGTTGTAATATCATCTCCAAGACTTTACCGTGTAGAGCGGAACGCGCTTATAAAAAACTTGCTTGAACTTCAGGCAAATGGTATTGATGTTGCTATTTTTACAACAACCGAGAACGAACAAACCGAGTATCTAAAGAATCAAGGGTTATTCATAAGGATTGTTCCAAAACTATCGTTATGCGCCTGTATCATTGATAAAACGGCCATCTGGTATGGTAGTGTTAATGTTCTTGGATATTCAACAGAAGAAGACAGTATCATTAAAATTTCAGATACCAAACTAGCAAACGAACTATTGAATGTCATATATGATAAGGGGTTGGCCTAATCTTATTATGCGAAACATGCATAAATTTAATTTTGCTAATGGGTCTGCACATTGTACTTTGCCAAAATATTTTCGTCTATTTCAATCTTATGCCGTCCTGTGGTTGTACGCAGATTCTTTCTAACAGTATCAAATGTGGAATTGGCAAACCACTCTGCAAATGTCGCCATTACAAATGATGTAGTCATATCTCTACCTATATTATATTGAAAAGCGATATTCCAAGCAAAGTTCTTCAACG